CTGATACTATAGTTGGAGTTGCTAGAAAACAACATGCTTTTGTTGATCTAGAGGGTAATAGATATGTGGCTATTGGAACTGACAAGTTTTTATTGTTATACTTTGAAGGACAATTATTTGATATAACACCTATTAAATCTACAATCGGAAGTGTTGTTATGTCTGCTCAAGATGCAACACAGGAGGTATCACTAACGTTTTCATCTAATCATAATCTACAATCGGGTGATATTATCTTATTAGATAATGTGACTGTACCAAGTGGTATTGGTCTAACTGATGCCGCATTCGAAGATAAACTATTTCAAGTAACTAGAGTCACATCATCATTAATAGCGATTGTAACTGGAACACAGACTACAACAGGAGCTGCAGGTGGTGGAGCGTGTGATGTAATTCCTTATGAACCAGTTGGTCCTGCCGCACAATCTTATGGTTATGGTTTTGGTATTGGTCAATATGGTGGTACAGTTCAAAGTCCTTTTACAACAACTTTAAATGGTGCTCTACTTGCAGACACAAATGGTACAGGTGGATCAGGAACTGTTATTAATGTTACATCAAACTCTGGTCTTCCAACAACAGGAACCATAGCAGTTGGTAATGAATTAATTACATACACTGGAAAAGGTACAAACACTTTAACAGGTATAACCAGAGGGGCTTTTGGAACTGCAACCGTTGGCACATCAAACGGTCAAGCTCATTCGAGTGGTGCAACAGTTACAGATGCTTCAAACTTTACCGGTTTTGGAAATGCTGTGCAGGCCTCTCAAGTAATACTAGAACCTGGACTTTGGTCTTTGGATAATTTTGGTCAGGTATTGATTGCAACAATTGGAAATGGTAAAACATTTACATGGAATGCAGGAGCTGCAGCACCAACAACAGTAAGAGCAGCGACTAATACTTCTGGTTTTTCTACATCATCAAATCCAACAGCAACAAGAACAACTTTAATATCTCCAACCACACGTCACTTGATTCACCTTGGAACAGAAACAACCATTGGAGATGTAACCACACAAGATGATATGTTTATAAGATTTTCTAATCAAGAAGATATTAACAACTATACAGCAACAGCAATCAACAGTGCCGGTGATTTTAGATTACAGGATGGTACAAAGATCGTAGGTGCAATCAAAGCAAAAGAAACAATCCTGGTCTTTACAGATAATGCACTATATACAATGAAATTTATTGGTGCTCCGTTTACATTTAGCTTTGAACAAGTAGGTACAAACTGTGGACTGATAGGTAAGAATGCAGTTGTTGAGATAGATGGTGCAGCATTCTGGTTATCACCAAATGGTTTCTTTATGTTTGATGGTACAGTTAAATCATTACCATGTTCTGTTGAAGATTTTGTATTTGATGATTTTGATACTACAAAAGGACAACAGGTTGCAGCAGGCATCAATAATCTTTTTACAGAGGTTATTTGGTATTACCCTTCTTCTAGTTCTAGTTTTAACAATAAGTATGTTGTATTTAATTATGGTGAACCGATGAGAGGTGGTGTGTGGTATACCGGAACAGAATCAAGAACATCTTGGATTGATGCGATTGTATATCCAAAACCTTACGGTACAAAGTATGATAGTTCATCTAATGGTACTTTTCCTGTTGTCGTAGGTCAGAGTGGTTTAGGTCAGACAAAATTTTTTGAACATGAGGTAGGAACAGATCAAGTCAATGAGGATGGATCTACTACTACAGTTTCATCGTTTGTAAAATCATATGATATTGATTTAGAACAAAAACAAAGAGACGCAAGAGGTAGAGCTAGTGGTCCTAAAGTTGCAGGAGAAGTATTTTTAGCAATGAGAAGATTTTTACCAGATTTTAAAACCTTAGTCGGTAATGCAAAAGTAAGTTTAGGAATAAAAAGTTATCCTCAAGAATCTGATAGCACAACAGCATTGAGTCCTTTTACAATAAACTCAACTACAATTAAAAAAGATACAAGAGCTAGAGGTCGATTTATAAACGTCAAAATAGAGAACGCTGACAGTGGTGAATCCTGGAGATTTGGCACACTTCGTTTGGATGTACAACCAGATGGACGTAGATAATGGCTAAGATAAATGTTAGAATACCAGAACCTAAAACAGAATACGATGTATCTAACCAAAAACAAATTAACAGAGCTTTAACTATTATGAAGGATCAATTAAATTCTACATTTTTAGATGAAGTAAAACAGGAGCAAGAGAGATTCTCTTGGTTTATAAGTGGCTAATATATATAAAAATGAATTGGTAGATTTAACTACCACAGATAATACTACGGTGTATACAACACCATCTGATTCTAGAGCTATAATCAAAAGTATTATAGTATCTGAGGATGCAGGATCAGGATCTACAATAACTTTTACTGTAACAAACGCTGCCGCAGCAGTATTTAATCTATTTAAAGACAAAGCAATAGCCTCAAAAGCAACAACAGAGCTGTTAACTCACCCTTTAATTTTGGAAGAAAATGAGGTATTAAAGGCACAAGCAGCAGATGCAAATGAATTACACGTAATCGCATCAATATTGGAGATAAACAGGGATTAATATGTCATTTATAGAAACAGAAGCATCATACAGAATAGAAGTAATAAATGGTAAACAGGTCAAGATCATAACACCTAAATCAGAAGTAACACTAACAAACACCAAAACGGGTCAGGAATATAACTCGGATGCAGAGGCAATGAATGATGTACAAGATCCAAATACAGACACTGTGGCCGATGATATTAAAAGAGATGTTAAGATAACAGTAGAAGCATTACCTCTTGGAGGAGATACAAAATTATAATATAATAGAACGATGGCAATAACAAGAGCACAACAGGTAAAACAGATGTTACGAGACGGTGGACGTATCGGATTTCAAGGCGGGGGTAAAGATATGGGAAGCACTGGTAGCAGCACAGGACCAGGAGGTCAAAGTCCAGGACCAGGAGGTCAAAAAGGAGGAAGCAATACAGGGCCAGGAGGAAATAATAATAATAATACTGGTGGAAATGGTGGTAATCAAAATCAATTTGAAATAAATAGAAAAGCAAAATTAGAACAAGAAGCAAAAAAACTAGCAGATGAAAGAGCAGCTAGAAATAGGGAAAACAAAAGAATAGCAACAGTAAAAGAAAACAAAAGATTAAAAGAAATTAAAGAAAGAAAAGAAAAAGAAAAAAGAGACAGAGAAGAAAAAGATAGAATAATAAAAGAAAAAAAAGATCTTTCTAATCTAGGTAAATCTACGACCACTAAATTTGGAACTACTACAAAACCAGGTACCAGGTCATCTAAAAAAACAGGTATTGCTACAGCAACCACACCAAATAGATTTTTAACAGATACATATTTAGATGAAAGACTAGGTTACGTAGATCAGTTTGGAAATCCCATAGGTAACACACTTGATGCAAAGTTTGCTAGTCTTAACACTCCTACAAAAACTACAGATGGAATAACTTCAGTTGTAAATAATGTTCCAGAAGGTATAGCTACAGCCGATGATATTAGAGAACAATACGGAGTTTTAAGATCTACTACTCCTAAAAATCAAGAAATAGATTTTAACGATGTATTTGAGGCAGCAGTAACAGATGTAGAGAGAAATACAGGGTTAGAAACACAAAGATTAATAAATGAAAAATTAAGTGATGAGCTAAAAGATTATAAACCGGAAACAAAATTTCCTAGTCTTCTAAGTATTTTTAATCTTGGAACACCAGGAAATATAGATTATTTTAGAAAAAATAGTATTGGAGGAAAAATAAATCCCGTAACTAAAGAACCTTATGGTTATGGAATAGATGGTTTTAAAGATTACATGAGAAATGTATCACTTGGAACTGTTAATACTGGTGGAAGACCACTTACTGCTGAGGAACTAAGAAATAAAGTTGGTGCCGGAGACGGTGGTAATAATAACATTATTCCAATATCACCAACAACTACCTCATCACGAACTCCTGTAGAAGAAACTGTAGACAATAGAACAGAATTGGAAAAATTATTAGATGCTAGAGGAGCTGCTTATAGATTCTTTGCAGATGGAGGTAGAGTCCCTGCGATGGCTGGTGGTATCATGAACACTGATGTTATAGGTGGAGCTGCTGATGGTAACATAGATGAGATGGGTAGACAGATGTATTTTATAGGTAAACTAGTTAAGAAAGCAACTAGAGCAGTTAAGAAAATTGCAAAATCACCAATAGGTAAAGCAGCGTTATTATATGGAGCAGGAACTTTAGGCGCTAGTTTTTTAGGTAAAACTAAAGCTGCAGGTGGTTTAGGAAAATTTTTATTTGGACAAGGTATGAAACCAGGATTTTCTGGACCAGGAATTCCAGGTCTTTTTACTAAATTAGGTTTAACAAAAACAGCTGGATCTATGATGCCAAGTGCACTAGGTGGTATAGCTCTTGCATCATTAACACCATTTTTATTTCAAGGAGAAGAAGAGGAAGAACAACAATATGAAGGACCTTCAATAGACATACCTGGAATTAGAAAAGACCCATATAAAGCTATGGGTGAAACATATAGATTTTATGCTGAAGGTGGTAAAGCAGAACCAGTAGCTAAAAAGACTATGCCATTGATTGATATGGATGGTAAAGAGATGGATCTAAGAGATGAAGGTGGATTTGTACCATTAGGTAGAATGGAAAGAGCAGACGATGTACCTGCAAGATTATCAAAGAATGAATTTGTGTTTACTGCAGATGCTGTAAGAAACGCCGGTGAAGGAGATATAGACAAGGGAGCAGAAGTCATGTATAACATGATGAAAAACCTCGAATCCGGAGGTGAAGTATCAGAGGAATCGCAAGGATTAGATGGCGCTAGAGAAATGTTTAAAACATCACAAAGATTAGAGGAAGTCATATAATGTCGACACAAACAACGATAGCGAGACCCGCACCATTTGTAGAACAACTAGGAAAAGATTTAGCAACACAGGTCGTTGCACAGACAGCCACACCGATAGTAGCACCGGGAAGTGGTGGTATCAAACAATTAGCCGGAGAATCAGCAGGTCAATTTGCAGCCAGACAGAAAGCTGC